AGAGTAGTTTCGAAAGTAAATGACCCTTTTTCTAGTAAAAATGTTCGTGCAAATATACAAAAAGGTTCAAAAGGTGAATTGATTATTAAAGTTTTGGAATAATGAAAAAAATCAACATATTTAATGTATGATGAAAGGAGATTATTAATGGCAGAAAATACATTTAAAAGCCCCGGGTTTTTTGATAGAGAAATTGAACTTACAGCACAAGTTGAATCTCCGTCAGTAACTCCAGCTGGTATTATTGGTACTAGTAAAAAAGGGCCCGCGTTTGTTCCCGTAACAATAGGAAGCAAAGAACAATTTGATAATATTTTTGGAACAAATGATGTTGAAAGATTCGGACCCTATGCAGTTGAGAAATTTTTAGAAAACAAAGCTGGCGTGACTTTCTTAAGAGTGTTAGGTGCTGGTGCAAATACTTCCACGACGGATATCGCTAACACAGAAGAGAAAGGTATAGTAAAAAATGCTGGTTTTAGAATAGACAATGGTGATGCTGATGCAACAGCGAATGGACAAAGATTGGGTGTTGTACAGTTTTTAACTGCTAGACATACTGTCAGTGCAAACAGTGATGTAGGCTTCCCATGTTTTACTGATAATAATAGTTTCCCAAACTTAAGAGAAGCTAGCGCAGCTGATGATACAGTTAATTTGGTAAGAGCAGTACTTTTTACCACAACTGGATCAGTTTTCTTTGTACAAGATCATAACGCTTCTACGCCGGCTGATAGTGATAGTGTTTCAGCAGACATTGCAACTACAAATACAAATACGAAAAAATTTAGATTGCTACTATATTCTGAGAAGGGTTCAGATTTTGCAACAACAGACGGTGTTGAAGGCTTTAAAGTTTTTAACGTAAGTTTAGATCCAGACGACAAAGATTATATTGGTAAAGTGTTAAATACGGACCCAACAAAATTCGATCGAGAACAACATCTGCTATATTTAGATTATGCTGTTGAAGACGAGTTAGCTTCTGTAGTTGGAGGTGCCAACGCAGTAGCTATTTTATCTGGTTCAAATTCTGATTCAACTGTTGCTAATGTTACAGACAAGTCTTACCGATCTCTTTATGGTCGCTATGATACAAGATATACAACGCCAAAGACTACTAAGTTTATATCACAACCGTTTGGAAAGACAGAATATAACTTGTTTCATTTCGAAACACTGTCAGATGGTGCAATGCAACAAGATCAAATAAAAGTTTCTATTAGCAATATTAAAGCTTCCGTAGAAGACAATTACAAGTATGGTACCTTTAATGTACAAGTAAGAAGATTAAAGGATACAGACCCTAAACCAGAAATATTAGAAGAATTTATTAATTGTTCCTTAGACCCTACAAACGAAAGATTTGTTGGTCGACTTATTGGTGATAGAAAAGTAAAATTTAATTTTGACGCTGATTTAGATGAAGAAAAGAGATTAGTCGTATCTGGACGATACCCTAATGTCTCAAGTCATATTAGAATTGTTATTGACGATGCTGTATATAAAAAAGACGTGCCTGAAACAGCTTTACCTTTCGGTTTTAAGGGAATACCAGTTTTAAAAACTAACCCAATGTTAATTGATGACAGCAGTGCTGTTTTTACTGATAATCAAAGATTAGCTGGTAAAGGAATTAGTAACAGTATTACTGGTTCTATAGTGCCACCTTTGCCATTACGATTTAAAGTTACTCGCGGCAGTGTTTCTACCTCTCCTTCTTTTGTAGGTCACCCTGGTTCAAAAGAAAAAACAAGAGAACAATTCTACTGGGGCGTTAAAACAGACAGAATAGTAGATTCTGCTCGAGTTGCAGATGGTGTTTTAAATTCAAATGTTTCATCTCAATATAATAAAGTTATTGATGCTTACTCAAAATTTCAAGGGATAAGCAAGTTAGACACGCTGGTCACTGGATCATCTGCAGATACATTCAATAATAATAAATTTACTTTAGGTCGAGTTGCATTGGTGCAAACACTAAGTGCTAATGGCTCATTACCATCATTTACAGCTTCAATACCTACACATATGAAAGACGCAGCTTATATTAGAAATGGTGTTATAGATCAGAAAACTTATCAAATCGCTGATCCAATCGACACAAGTTTAAACAGAGTTACCTTTGCTACTATTCTAAATAGTTCTGCTACAACATTTAATAAGTTTTCTGGCTTTGCTAAGTTTACTAACATATTCCATGGTGGGTTTGATGGTGCAAATATTCTAAATAAAGATTTGTATTACATGAATGATAAAGCTAGTTCTCAAGTTGGATATGCTGGTGATACTATTACTGGTGGATTAGGTTTCTACGGTTCAGCAGATCAAACTGGCTCAGAAGTTGCACTTGGTACTGGTAAAAATAATAGCATAGTGGCTTCTTATAGAACAGCTATTGATATTATGACAGATCCTATGGCTTCTAACATCAATATATTAGCTATTCCTGGTATTCGTGATTCTTATATAACAGATTATGCTGTAGAAAAGAATAAAGATTACTCTATGGGACTTTATGTCATGGATATTCCAACATTCGATGAAGATGGCAACAGATTGTTTGATGACAGTACTGCTAAACCAGATGTTGATAAAACAGTTGATGACTTAGCTGCTAGAACATTAGATGACAATGCAGCAGCTGCATACTTCCCAGATGTTCAGATGGAAGACATTCAAAATAATAACAGAAGAGTTAATGTACCTGCTTCAGTAGCGGCATTAGGTGCTTTGGCATTTAACGATGCTGTAAGTTATCCATGGTATGCACCTGCAGGTTTTAATAGAGGCGCTTTAGGTTTCGTAACAAATACTAAAACAAAATTAAGCGTTGCTGACAGAGATTCTTTATACGAAAATAGAATTAACCCGATTGCAAATTTTCCTGATGGCAGCTTTGTAATATTTGGTCAAAAAACTTTGCAAAAAGCACAAAGTGCTTTGGACAGAGTTAACGTAAGAAGATTACTATTAGAAGTTAAGAGACAGGTTTCAGCTGTTGCAAATAGATTTGTTTTTGAACAAAATGATAGTGCAACTCGAGAAAGATTTGTTTCACAAGTATCTCCTTTGCTTGCAGTTGTACAGGCTCAGGCGGGTGTAGAAGAATTTAGAGTAATATGTGATAATTCAAACAATAGTGCTAATGATGTTGATGAAAACAGATTAAATGGTACCATTGTGGTTGTACCTACTAGAGCAATTGAATTTATTGCAATTGATTTTATTATTACTAACTCGGGTGTTAGCTTTGAATAATATATATAGAATAGAAGATAAAATAAAAGGAGCACATTAATGGCAGAAAGAGTATTAAAAAGCCCAGGTGTAACAACTAGGGAAATAGATTTATCGCAACCAACACTAACAGGACCTTCCGGGGTACCTGCTGCTATTGTTGGCACGGCGGATAAAGGACCTGCTTTTGTACCAATAACATTTGCATCTTATGCTGATTTTGCAGAAATATTTGGTGCTACTGATGGGGAAAAATTTGGACCATTAGCTGTGTCAGAATGGATGCGTAATGCTACAGCTGGTACATATGTTCGTGTTTTAGGTGCTGGTGATTGTAAGAAAAGAAATACATCAACAAACTCAGTTACTAACGCTGGTTTTGTAGTTGGTCAAAAGAATATACAGTCAAACGGTAACTATGGAAATAACACTTATGCTGGTGACACCACTTTAGGTCGTACATATTTCTTAGGTGCTTGGATGAGTGAATCAAATGGCTCATCTTATTTTACTGACGCTGGAATTACTAATGCAGCAACTGCTTCAATATTAAGAGCGGTTTTGATGGCTCCTCAAGGTATTATACCTGCACTTTCCGGATGGGATGGTGGTGAATTAGAAACTGTTCCAACTACCGCAGCTGGTGTTTTTGGTGCTTCACAGGATGCTGGTTGGAATGTTGGTGCTATCAATATGAATTCTGATGGTGATCAAAACTTTGTACTATTTTTAAATGGTTTTGACAATAGAGATTTATATCCACATATTATCACAGCTTCAATGAACCCATTAAGTAAAAATTACTTTGCAAACGTTTTAAATACTGATCCACAAAAAATCGAAGATGCTGGACATTATTTGTATGCACATTATGATGTAGACCCTGCTTTAGCTACAATAAATCCTGGGTACCATTCATCAAATTACGAACATCGTTTGTTTATGGTTACTGGTTCTGCTGGCAGAAATAGCAGAGGGTCAGGTTCAGATTATGAACCAAACTTTGAAGGATTTGAAGACAGATATTCAGCTGCTTTTTCACCATTTGTTATTTCACAAACGTTAGGTGATGGACCTAAAAATCTTTTTAAAATACATGCATTAGATGACGGTACAGCTGGTAATAGAAATTTCAAGATCTCTATTGCTAATATTGCTAACTCTCGTGAAGAAGCATACAAGTACGGTTCTTTTGATTTGTTAGTCAGAAGGTATGACGATGATGATGTAAACCCTATTGTTTTAGAAAAATATGTTGGATTATCACTTGATCCAAATTCAGATCGATACATAGCTAGAATTATTGGTGATCAACACTTGTATTTTGATTTTGACAAAAATGAAGGAAATCAAAAAATAGTACTTGATGGCTCATATCCAAATAGATCAAACTACATTAGAGTTGAAATGGCTACTGATGTTGCAGATGGAACAATAGCAGACACAGCATTGCCCATGGGTTATCGTGGTATACATCACTTAGTAACTTCAGGTTCTGCATTAATATCTGCTCCTTCTAGTAATTTAGGTGATTACGAAAGTCTACAATCAGCAATGGTTCAACCACCAATTCCTTACAGACAATCGGTTGCTGTTGGGGTTGGTAATCAAAAAAGAGTTGATAATCGCTTGTATTGGGGTATGCAACAAGAAAA